GAAGCAGGTAAGTGGCAAATCTTTGAAGACGATTCAGATTCTGTTGTTGCTACGTTTATGTCATCAGGCAATGTGGGTATTGGTACTAGTTCGCCTAGTCAGACTTTGCACGTTTCTAAGGGTGGCACTAATGTAGGGGCTGTCAATTATGATGTTGCAGTTTTTCAAAACGGTGATGCGGCAGGAATACGTTTAGTTGATGCAGGAGATGGAGGCGGTAATGGGGGTCATTCAGGGTTAGGTAACGATAACGGAAACCTCAGAGTTTCTTCAGCAGGGGTGATGACTTTTGCTACTGGGTTAAGCACTTCTGACTACCTATTTAATGGCGGCACAGAACGTATGCGGATAGACGCCAGCGGTAACTTGCTTGTGGGTGGAACGTCAGCGTCACAAGTTGCAAAATTAGCCTTACTTAATGGTTCATCCACAACAGCGCTTTTAACCCTTGAGTGTACACACACAACACCTTATGGGGCTGTTCAGTTTGTAAATGGTAATGGAATAGCTGGTTCAATCTCCGTATATTCAACATCAACATCCTACAACACCTCATCAGACCAGCGCCTCAAAGAGAACATCGTAGACGCACCATCTTCTTCTGATGACATTGACGCTATCCAAGTACGTTCGTTTGACTGGAAGGCTGACGGTGAACATCAGAAATACGGCATGATTGCACAGGAGCTACAGGCTGTTGCACCAGAGGCTGTTAGTGGCGATGCTGACTCAGAAGAAATGATGGGTGTGGACTACTCAAAACTAGTTCCAATGTTAATCAAAGAAATTCAATCACTACGCAACCGTGTTGCACAACTAGAAGGTATTTAATCATGGCAGTAACTTGGACAATCTCAACACTCGAGCGTAACTCATCAGACGATGGCGTTATCGTTGCACACTGGCGAGCCTCAGACGTAGACGGCGACCACTCAGGCAGCAGCTATGGTACTTGCGGCTTCACTCCTGACAGCTCTGCTGATGGCTACACAGCCTATGCAGACATTACCGAAGCTCAGGCTATTGGCTGGGTTAAGGATAGCATTGGCGAGGAAGGTGTAACAGCCATTGAAGATTCTATCGCTGCACAGATTGCAGAGTCTAAAGCTCCTGCTGTAGTTGCTGGGACTCCTTGGTAATGATTGCAGAAATCTCAGCAGTTGTAGGTATCCTCAAGGCTCTTAACGATGGTATTGCTACCGTTAAAGAGTCTGGAGATCACTTGTCAGGTCTGTCGGGATTATTTACTAGCCTCACTGACAGCAAGGTAGCTGTAGAGAGCATTGAAGAGGCTACGAAAGCAGGCGATCATGTACTAACACAGGAAGAGGCTCTGGAGCTTGCATGGGCTAAGAACGCAATACGAGAGCAGGAGAAGGAGCTAAAGAAGATAACGCCTAAGCAGGTCTGGCGTGACATGCTGATGATCCAGAATAAGTCTTTAATGGATCACAAGCACAAGCTGGAAAAGATACGGCTGGCGAAGCTCAAGAAGCAACGTCAGGTTGGTGATGCAGTAAAGAATATCGGTGCTACAATTGTGGTGCTAGCATGTTTTGTTAGCAGCTACTATCTCGTAACAAACGGGATAATTTAACCCTTGGCAATAAAGCCAAACAACTAAAGAGGACATTGTAATGGGCGAGAAAAAAACCACTCCCATATCGATCAACGATAAAGAATACATTTTTGAAGACATGACTGAGCAGCAGCAGGTGATGGTAAATCACTGCAATGATCTGGATAGAAAAATCAGGTCCACTCAGTTTAACCTTGATCAACTTTCAGTAGGCAAAGATGCATTTATCAACATGCTAGTTGCTGACCTGGAGAAAGAAGAGCCAGGAGAGTAATTAGACATGCCAACGGTTAAAGAAGCCATCCAGCGCCTGGACGCTCACGAGCGTGAATGCTTGACTCGATACAAAAACATTGAGAAGCAACTGGACGCTGGAACCAAACGCTTTGATGATATAGATAAGCGCCTGTGGTTTCTTTACCCGCTGGTCATTGCCTCACCTTTGCTTGAAAGGCTTATTCAGTGAGTATATTTACGGCGTTAATCGGCCCGGTTGCTGATATTGGCAAGACGTTCCTGGCGAATAAGGCTGCGGAAAAGCAGGCCAAGCATGACGCTAAGATGAATGTTATCCAGAACAGTGCTGACTGGGAGAGCAAGATGGCAGATGCCTCTAGCAGCTCCTGGAAAGATGAATTCTGGACCATTGTGTTAGCCATCCCGGTGTTTATGGTTGGCTACGCAATAGCAGCCAATGACGTGTCGGTAATTGACCGGGTGGCTGAAGGATTTGAGGCGCTAGACAAGCTGCCTGAGTGGTATCAGTATTTATTATTCATCGCGATAAGCTCAAGTTTTGGCATTCGCGGTGCCGGAAAAATTATGGAGATGCGCGGTAAGTAACCGCCTCCGTCGCTCTGCAAAGGAAGTATAGATGGCATATGTTAGCGTAGACATTCCAGCAGGTATCTTTAAGCACGGTACTGACCTGGACTCTGTGGGTCGGTGGCGAGATGCTAACCTCATAAGGTGGCAGAATGGCTCTGTGCGGCCTGTTGGCGGCTGGACTACCCGTAAGGCCAGTGCGTTTACTTACGCCCCCAGAGGCGCTATTACATGGACTGATAACAGTGCAGACGCCCACATCGCGGCAGGCACTTATGAAAAGCTGTACCACGTTAATAAAGTGGGCACGGTTTCTGACATTACCCCTACCAGCTTTACCACTGGCGACCTTAACGCAGACCAGAATCTTGGCTACGGCGGTTCATTCTATGGCACCTCTTACTACAGCACAGAACGTCCTAGTGACGGCGTGCCAGAAGAGGCCACATCCTGGTCCATGGATACCTGGGGTCAATATTTGATCGCCTGCTCATCAAAGGACGGTAAGATATACGAGTGGCAGTTAAGCACCGGCACCCCCGCCGCAGCAATCACAAATGCCCCGGTAGGCAATGGCGCTATTGTTGTTACTGAAGAGCGCTTTATATTTGCTCTAGGTGCAGGCAGTAATCCGCGCCTTGTAAAGTGGTGTGACAGAGAAGACAACACTGATTGGACGCCTACAGCGATTAACCAGGCTGGTGACCTTGAGCTGCAGACCTCTGGCGAGATTATGTGTGGCATTCGAGTGAGAGGCCGTACACTTATCCTGACCTCCCTGGACGCGCACGTCGCCACATACAATGGACCGCCAACTGTTTACGGCTTTGAGCGGGTTGGCACATCTTGCGGCACCATATCTCGCATGGCTGCAGTAGCGGTAGACGAAGGGGCCTTCTGGATGGGCTCCAAGAGCTTTTTCACCTACAACGGATCATCCGTACAAGAAATGCCCTGCGATGTCTCAGATCACGTTTTTAAAGACATAAACCACGCCCAGAAAAGCAAGGCGTTTGCAGTCAACAACTCTCAGTTTGGTGAGGTGTGGTGGTTCTACCCCAGCTCCGCCTCTCTGGAGAACGACAGATACGTTGTGTTCGACTACAAGGAAGGCCACTGGAACATTGGTGAGCTGTCTCGCAGCTCTGCAGTTGATGCTGGTGTATTCTCTAACCCAATTATGTTTGATACCGCCGGTAATGTGCTAAACCACGAGACCGGGTACTCGCACAATGGTAGTGAGACCTTCCTGGAGAGTGGGCCTATATCGATTGCTCAGGGCGATCAGATCGCCAAAGTAAATGAGATTATCCCAGACGAGCTTAACCAGGGCGAAGTTACCCTGACCTTCAAGACTAGGTTCTATCCTAATGACTCAGAAGTTAGCCACGGGCCGTTCGCTCTTGCTAACCCAACAGGCGCCAGGTTTAGTGGTCGCCAGGTCAGGATGCGTATTAATGGAACTGAGCTTAAAGATTGGCGTGCAGGCAAGATGCGGCTTAACGTAATCCCAGGCGGCAAGCGATGAGCCTGGCTGAGAACCCGCCACCCCCGTTAGGCCCAGAATGGAAGCCCTGGGGAGAGCGACTTGTTAGCTTTTTAGCCAGGACTAAAACCAAGCTGGCCTACTACATAGCTGGTGACACAGCGGCAGAAGATGGCGTCGTATTGTGGGACCGAACTGGTTACCCGGTAGTGTCCAAGAATGGTGAGTTTAGGCAGATTGTATTAGCTGACGGTTATGGTGAGTTTTCAGCCACCAGCAGCATTACTGCGGCGTCGGCAGACACTGCGTACAATATATCGTTTACGTCGGTAAGCGCTAATGGTGGATTGAGCATTGATCCCAGCGATAATACAAAAATTAGGTTTGCTGAGGCTGGCGTTTATTCAATTGCGGGACATCTGCAGCTTAAATCGTCAAGCGCATCAACGAAGACAGCATATTATTGGGTGGCTGTTAATGGAACTAACCTGGACCACTCAGAAAGGGTTACGGTGCATGCGAACGATCAATTTATTGTCTTGGCTATTAGTGATCAAGTTGAGGTAACTGCAGGCTCTTATATGCAGGCAAGGTTTGCGGTTAGTGATACCGATTTATGGCTTGATGGGTCTGCCGCAACTGCTTTTGCTCCAGCGTCTAAGCCAATTGACCTTACAATAACCAGAAGCCGTCAATAAATGCTATAATCGGCCAATTATTTAGGGGGATATATGGCAGATTTACAAGAAGAGCTAAACCGTTGTGAGAAGTGGATAAAGGCAGCATTGGAGTACAGTG